GTAGTCCACGACGTGCTTGGTGATGTCTGCCGCTGTGTTGGACAACGAAGAGTCATCAAAGAAGTACTCGTAGATGATCCCGTGTGACGGAGTTGAGGACGGGAAGTACAGAACGTCGCCCATAGCCGCAGGCTTTGCCACCGGGCTAGCCACATAGCTGGTGGCGAGATCCAGGGACGCGCTCTTATTCGTGAAGGCCCCTTCCGAGGTCAGCTCGAACTGCGCGCGGCGGGAGGTCAGAAAGAGAATCTTACGGAAGGTGGTGGCGAACTTGAGGATGTTAATGTCATCTTCTGTGGCCGAACGGGTCACAGGATCACTGTCAAGAACCTCTACAGCCTTCTCGGGCCACATGTCCAGCACGTTGCCAGATTGGCCTGAGTAGGCTTCCTCGTCCGCAACGAACGTCAGGCGATTGCGATAGAACGTAACGTCCTGAATGGCCTTACCAATGAACGGCGGATTCTCAGTGATCTCCTCGTCACCGACTTGACGGTTGGCCCAGGCAGCGCCCGAGAAGGTAAAGGTTCCATTAGACCCCCGCACGAGCCGATGAGGCATCCGCGAGGGATCAAACTTGTTGTGGGCGTTGGGGTCAGCAACCTCCTGCCAAGTGTTCTGGGAGGCGTTATCTTGCACAAAGAACGTGCCAAAGCCGTCAGCATCACTGCCCGTGACCCGGTGGATGTTACCGCTGCCGCTGAGGGTGGGTAAGTCTGAGAAGGTCTGTACGGTGCTGGTTATGGTGCCCGAGCCGGCCTGCGCCATCCGTGTGATGATGTTGCGGTTGGTCAGGAAGGTGTTGTCCGCCACAGAGACGAACTGTAGGTCGTCAGCGTTAGCGCCCCGGAGATACGTTAGATCCTTAAAGGTAGCCGTGAGGGTGAGAGTGTTCGCTGCGCTCGCCATGCCCGTGGTGATGAACACGCGAATGTAGTTGTGGTCACCAGCCGCGACAGCCCCAATGGTGGTGTTGAAGGTGCCAGAGGCCGCGCCGCCTATGGTCGATGAACTAATGGTATTCCATGTGATGCCGTCTATGGAGCCTTCGACGCGAAAGCGGCCCGTGGAGGCGTCTGAGAGTTCCCAGGCCCATGCGAATGCGGTCTCGCTGCTATCGATGGCTAACCGCTCCTCAAAGTCCACGCCGGAAATCTCAAGGACGCCAGTGGAGTCAATGCCCGCTGCCTCGACTACATGGTAGTGCTCGGTGTCTGCCACGGTGACAGCGATCTGAGCACCAGAGATGGAGTTGACAGCTTGGATCTCCCCGTCAGCAGCCAGGAGGAAGGTCTGCTCGGTGGAGTCCCGGTCAATGGAATGGGTAGCGTAGGTTTTGGTATTGTCAAGGAAGCTCAACCAGCTAATGACTTGGGTAGCCGGGCGCTTCTCAAATCCGCCAGTGACGACGGACAGGAGCGCGTTCACAGCATCCTCAGCCTGATTCTCCCTACGCACGGAGGCGGGCTGACGGGACACGCCACCGAACAGGGTGGAGAGAGAGCGTTCTACTAGCGCACCCATAGTTACTCCTTACCGCCCATACAAAGGACTGTTACGCCACGCGATGGCGTTGATAAACCCATTCTGTCGAATCAAGTTGATATCCTCGTTGGCACTATCTTCTTGCACCGCCTGAGTCTCTGCTTCGAGAACGTCGCCCCGTGTGAACTCGTTGAGAACCCGAGACCCCATGATCCCCTGTTGGAACCTATTAGCTGCGTGGGTCCAGACATAGATCTGTAGGGCGGGAGTGAGATGATCAAAGTCTATCAGCTTAACGATATCAACCGTCAGCGTGGTCTCACTCGTCCATATCTCAGTGTTGTTGTCATTATCAAACATTAGCCAGTTGGTGTCGTCGGCTGCGCGGCGCATACCAGCGTTAATGAAGCCTGAGGGGGTTGGCGTAGTGTTTTGTCGCGAACCAGACGGATTCACTGTGTCTACCGCCAAGGTGTCCACAGGAAGCTCAAAGCGGTTGTCTGCGGCCTTAGATAGCGACCAGTTACGCAGGGTGTTGACGTGCCAGCCCTTAAGCTGGATGCTGCGGTTCGAGCGATTCAAGATTGATTCTGCTATGGCGGCGTCACCTAGCCCACTCTCAAGTGCTTGGACAGGACTCTCGCCGATGCTGAAGAGGATTTCGTTAACCGCCTCTAGCTTATCCATGTGTCCGAGATTAGCCATGATGATTCCTTTTTGAAAAAATGGGAGCCAGCCACGAATGACTGACTCCCTGCCTCGCGCCCGGAGGAGAAGCGCTCAGCAATGGCTTAGGTGTTGCGGAATTCCCACGTACCCTCGTTGCGAACCGGGCCGTGCCCAACCGCAATCTTGCTGACAATAAAATCCTCTTGCCGGCGAACGTCACGGGTGCTTTCCAGACCCATACCGATCAGCTTGACCGTGCCGACGCCGTCCCGATGCCAACCAGCGGCGAGAGTGCCGGTGTAGTCAGCGCGGTACTTGGCCTTGACATCGCCATTGGCGCTATCGTCAGCCTGCGGAAGCAAGTTCGTCCGGAACGCTTCAATCCCGTCAATGTTCAGGCCCGTGGTAACGCCAGCGCTACCCTGATCACCAAAGGTCAGATCACGGTTCGTGAACAAGAACGGATTAGAAGCGGTGTCCGCCACCTGCGCGTACTTGAGGGCATCGAACGTATCATACGGCATCGCGACCCAGAGAGGATCGTTGTCCGGAATGTTGTTCGTGCCGCCAGCCTGCACACGCATCTTACGGATAGCCTCCCACCAATCGCTACCGGAAGCCGTCGAAGCCAGCGTGCCAGTCACGTCAGCGGACAGGATTTGGTTGCCATCGGGGAAAGGAGAAGTCGAGGACGCACCAGCTAAGGTGCTGTCAGCCCGCGCGGTCTTGATGATCGTGCGGTAGACGTTTTGGTCAAACACACGCGCCAGCGCACGACCGAGTTCGTCGGTGTAGCGGGAGCGAATGTCGAAATGGGACATTACCTCGTCCAGATCATAGATGCCAATGTGTGACACCAACAGACCATCGACAGAGATAACGCGCTCGGTCTCGTCTGTGTCCTGCATTAGTGTTCAGCGCAGTTCGTTAATCTACGCCCGCCTCTACATAGAGGCCGCTGCATGTTGCCATGCAGATCAGACTATATCTTATGATGTTTTAAGTATTGGTACGCTCTAAGGACAATATCCGCATCATCCTTTAATTGACCAATACCAAGATTGCAATACTGACATAACAGGCCTCTAACTGCGCCCGTCTGGTGGTTATGATCAACCACCAATCCGATATGTGATCTATGCGCCCCTACTTTAGGAGCTACGTCTGCGTGAACTCCGCAGATCAAACAGGAGTGATTCTGTTTTATTAACATATCTTCAATGTCATCTCGCGAAAGACCATATCTTTTGGTATATCCAGGTCTTTCTTTGTCGTGCGCCCTACGACACGCTTTACAGTAAGCCTGTAAGCCATTATTGCGTCCTTTGTTCTTTCCGAACATGGACACAGTTTTGCGTTCTTTACACCTAGAACACAGAGCAGTTTTCATTACATCATCCTTGTGCTTCGGACCACTTGGCCCTACGCCTTTCGGCTAGTCGTTGAACCTTCCTCTTGGTAGAGGCTCGGCTGCTGATTGCCCCAGAGGGGTGTCCCAGCAATTCTCAAAGTTTCTACTGAGCCATAGGATTAACCCAGCATTTCCTGCCCGGCTATATGATAGCCAGCCTCGACCTTCCCGTAGTCACGAGGTAGGAATAAAGACCCAGAAGGATTTGATAGGTCTTGGGGAACTGTGCTGATTTGCCAGAGTTGATTTCTCTGACGAAGTGTTTATCAGCGGTGTGAACGGTCTCGCTGAACGCAGCAAAGACCTCGCCGCCAAACAGCTTCAAAAAGAGACCCGTGTCGTCCGCCGTATTCGCGACATCTTGCCCGAATCTGGTGGGTGCGCTGGGGTCACCTACGAAAAGTGCCATGTGATTAATTCCTTATTACACATGATTGGGGTAGATAACTCGACAGCCTTCTCCGGTTGACCTTGGTTGACGCAGAGGGCCTACCCTCAGGCAGGATCATGCGCGCCGTAGCGCCTTACGATGGGTCGGAGGGATCGTTAAGAGATAACGACCATACCGGCGTTAGTGACCGCGAGGTCCGCGTCCGCTTCTTCGCCGGAAAATACATAACCAATGCGTAGAACATCGCCGGGGACCAGGGGTCCTACGGTGGCGTCTACATTTCCCTCGTCGGTAGTTTCTGATGACGAGGAAACGAGGCCTTCATTACTGGCCCCTGCCAAGTCGCTATTCTTAAACAGCGTCAAGGCTGCGGAGTCCGTTGACTCGGGAACTGTCGCGCTGACAGCCGACTCAGTGGCGTCCACGCCGCGAACCTGGACGGACACGTGTGCGCCGCCCGGTCCACTGTAGATTAGTCCCGGCGAGAGGTCTAAGCCTCCCGCCGAGCCATGATCTTCTGCCACCGCGCTGTAGGTCCATACG